GATTACAAGTTGCAGGAAATTCTGGAACTGATTTTTTATTTGCTTCATCCCCCCAATTTGAAAAACAATATATTTCGCCCCAGTTTATTTGATTTGCCATTTTATTTTTGTGTTAATTTTATTAAATCTTTTTCTAATCCTATTGAATATGCTTGTAGTAATTCATCTGGCAACCTTTTAAATGCCGCTTCAAATGGTTTGGTAAAAAACAAACTAGCCTTTGTACCTTTTTGATATATACTCCTAGCTATTAAAAATGCAGTACTTTTGTAAGTTAAAAACTTACCCGTTTTTTTATCTCTGAATTGTATCTTTCGTCTTTTAACATAGCTTTGCATCGCTTCAGTTAAACCGCCTTTTCTTCCTGTTCCACTACCAAACCTAAATGGACTATTAGGAGCTTTTGAACTTGACGATTTACCACGAACACCTTTATCTTTAAACTTACCATAATCAGCCATTTCAAAGCTTAGGTTAGCTCCTTTTTCATTTACCGATACATTACCCTTTAAACTATTATAAAGCCCCTTAGTGTCGTTGTATGTACCATAATCAGAACTCCCTTTTGTTAAGTTGCTTCGTGATTGTTGGACAACGTATTTAGCGAACTTATTAAGTTCCTCTTGTAGGGCTTTATCTGCTAGCATATTTCAATATCATTGTTTACAAATACATCAAACGTTGCCGTCCACCCTGCTACTTTGTTTTCAAACCTATCAACAAACGGCTCTAAGTTTGCATCCCCACTTAATTGATATTTATCGTTATATAAATCGCCACGCCTTAAAACTTGTACTAACTTATTTAAAACCGCTAGTTGTGTATTTAAAACGTCCTGCTCATTATTGTTTCCTATAAATATATCCGTGGTTGGTTCTTTACTTTCATCAACTATATCCATTGATAAAACAGAAATGTTAAACCTCAATACACTTTCTTGAGCCGCTACGGTGTTCACTATTAAATGCGACAAAGGAAATATTGATTGCTTAGATAAATCAACATCAAACAAATCCCCTTCTGTAACGGTATTGACGTTTATATCTGATAACAATTGATCTTTGATTGCTTGGGTTAATAAATAAAAACCTCTTACTCCTGTTTTTGCCATTTAATTAAATTTACTTTTTATATTTCTTGACTCAATTTCGTTTTTTTCTTTTGTGTACGTTAAATAAGTCAAACACTCGTGAACGTTTAATTTAGTGATATTTTCAAATCTTGTAATATCTCCGTCAGCGATTGCATAGATTGAATTGTACCACCCCCATTTGGAAGTGAACCCAGATATTGCGCTAAATTGTCCTCGTTCTGTTTGCTCGAAGAGTTCAGCATAGCTATCGACAAGTCCCTCCCTAAAGCGTAAAAAAAAACCATAGCACCAAAACAAGCGTCCAAGGGGTAATCCTTAGCGGCTTCAATTGAATCTGGATCGTAATCTTTTAGTGTATAGCGTGAGCCTTGTTTTAAATCAATAGGTCTGAATAAAACATTCATTGCTCTGTGAAGTGTATCGTTGTCACCTATGAAGGTATCCAAATCCACATACTCACCAAAACTCATATTTTCTAAGTCTGGTATAAAGCCGTAATCATTGCCGTTTAATTGAAACCTATTTATTAGTTGGTGTTCAACATCAAACATCGTATTTATAACTTCGCAAATCTCTTTTATATCGGTGGCTCTCATTGATCGCACAACCTCAACTGGTACTTTACAAAATATTTCAATCATCTTTGATTGCACCTCTGATTCCTTTGTAATATCTAGTTTTGAAAACTCTTGGTACTGCCCAAGAGTGATTTCATTTAACGTTGTTGGTATGATTAATTTTACTTCCATATTAATATATAAACTTTTTTAATTTATTTTAGTAACTATAAGATACAAAAAAACCCCCACATTTCTGCAGGGGTTAATTAAATATATTTGTTTTACTAGCTTAAAACTTTTACTTTCATTTTTCTACCAAAACTATCTTTATAAGTTTCTTTTATATTTGCCATTAAAGTGTCATAAAGAAATTCGTTTTTGACTTCGTGCCAAGCATTTCTTGAACCTGTTAAAACTATATGCTGTACGGTATCTAAATAACCTTTAAAATCTCTAAAATGTATTTCAGCAGTATTATCAGATGTTAAAGAGCCAGTTTTTACATTAGTGATTATTGTTATTTCTTTTTTTGGATATTCGTTTGTAAAAGTCATAGTATTGTTGTTTTTGTTCCCTACAAAGATACACCTTTTTTTGGAATAATAAACATTTAATTAACTTTTTTTTATTTTTTTTATTCAACAGATTAAGATACTGTATATTTCCCTCTGTTTGGATTCTGTAATTGAAAGCCAACCGCATAACGAACCGCATCAATAATATGATTCCACGCATCAATTGGTGTTTTTGACTTTTTTTCCAACCACCTATAATTGTTTAGCTCTTTAATTAAGTTAGTACTATCTGGACTCACAATAATATCGTAATCTTGCAATAAGCTGATCCCGTAAGTAATACTCCCCTGACCTTTGATTGAAGCTCTTACATTGCATCCCTTTGCTTTTAGTTCGTGCAATAATCTTGGTTCAGCACTATCCCCAATAATTAATCCGCCTTTAGCGTGTCTTGAATTGAGTTCAGCTATTTGTGACGTCGTTAAAGCTTTTAAATAAAAACATTCTTTTAAGTATATAATCTTATTTGAGGTGTCGATGTTTGTTTCAACTAAAGTATTTTCATCAGAGGCAAATCCATAATCTTGACCCCATACGCTTGTGCCTATATGTTTGAACTCTCCTACATTCCAATTATTAAATATAACCCCTTCTGCTTTATCCAACCACGAACCCAATATTTGTTGCTTGTATTTTTCAGGGCGTCTAATCTTCATCTGCTCTATTTGTTCCAAGTAGCTTTTAGATAGATTCTCTTTGTTATCTAAGTAGGTTGTATGTATGTAGGTTGTATTTTCTTTAGTTGTGTTCACACCCTCATTGACGCCTCTATCTTCAAAAAACCTTGAATATATAAAATGCTCTTTTGTTGTAGGGTTTAAAATCAATATAACCCTATTAGGTTTGCCTTGCTGCCTAACTGATAAATCAATAGTATCAAACTTTTGTTCATCTGTTAGTTCTTCGGCTTCATCAACCACCCAAGTAGTAATCCCTGTCAAAGACTTTAGATTTGCAGTCTGATCTCCGCTTGATGTTTTAATCCCTCTGAATATTATTTTACTCCCAGAACGTTTGTTTAGTATTTCATCCTTAGTGATACGAAAATCCCCTAAACACCCAAACAGTTCAAGCTTCTCAATAAACTCTGGTATGATGGATATATAGGCAGAAGATAGTGTGTATCTAGTGAATAATATTGTGTGACCTGCCTCATAGGTTAGTAATGCGAGCAAGGTATTAATGCTGAAAGATTTCCCAGAACCACGCCCACCACTCACAATAAAGTACCTACTATCTTTTTCTAGTATAGTTCTATATTTTTTATGTACTTTAATCAACGAATTGAATCAGTTCTTTAAAATTAATGTTTAAGCCCTCCGATGAGTTAAGGTCAATACTTTCCTTAGGTTTTCCATAACGATAGCTTAAATACAGTTGTACGGCTCTTAGATCGCCTTTTGCAACTAGCTTCCCTAATTGGTTTAATGCTTCATCTGAATCTATTATAGCGTCTAAGCGTTCTATAAGTTTTTGTTCTTGTGCCTTTGGTTTACGCCCTGCTCCCTCTCTAGCACCTCCGTTGTTTTTTCTGTTATCCATTTGAAATAAATTGTTTAATCAATCCTATTAATATATAAACAGATTTACTTTTTTTTAGAACATTCTTATTTGTGCTTTGTGCTGCTCTATTCTTTTTATTGATGCATCGTAATACTCTTTATCCAATTCACAAGCCGTTAAATCATATCCTAAATTATGACAGGCTAATGCTATTGAGCCACTTCCTAAATGGGTATCTAATATCTTGTCGCCCTCTTTTGCGTAATTCATTAAACAAAACTCATAAAGAGAAATGTGTTTTTGAGTAGGATGTATTCTGTTTAATTGATTCGGGTTTTTTTTATATATCCTTGTTCCGCCTTTACGTACCCAAGCAAACTCTGCCTCTGCAAAATCACGACCATACATTGTTTCTCCTTTATCCCAAACACAAAAATATTGACTACAAGGCAAATCAAAATAATTACCTCCCCATATTATTTGATTTTTTGATACCCTAAACAATTCATTAAAGTATTCTTTTGTTGGTACTTCATTATCCCAATTCTTTTTTTTATCGTCTTTGCTTCTCTTTCTCCCACCCATATTCATTTTGGTAACATCAATCCCATAAGGAGGATCAACAATAGCTAAATCAAAGTAGTTATCTTCATAACGTTTCATTAGTTCCATATTACACTCATTCGTTATTAGCATAATACAGGGTTTTTAACTCTATTGTTTAGTATAGCTCCTTTTACTTCCTTTATAGTCTTTGGCTTTACCCTATTCTTTAATAATGCGTTAAAGGGATCTAAGCGTGTTTGTTTAAACTCTTGGATTGTTTCTGTATCCCAAGCTGATATGACGTCCGTAATGCCTTTAATCCGTTCAAGTGTTTTATTGTTTGTCGTTTTTTGTATTTCTTTTTTTATTTCTTCTTGATTTGGGTCAAAAAAATGTTTTACAAATGTTAAGTCAAGTTCTTTTGCTAGTTCATCGTGTTGCCTTTTGTACAGTTCACTTATAGAGTTGGCTGAATTTACGTGATGTAGTATATTGCAATGACTATTATTTATTTGTTTTCCTATTGCATCAAACGTTGCTCCTGATTCATAAGCTAATTTAGAAAATACTTTTTTAGCATCTGTAAAATTCCTTTGTCTGGTTTTGGTTTCAATATCTAATTTAAACTTTTCATTTACTGCTTGTTTTAATTCTTCTAGTTCCATTGGGTTTTTTTATTCGTTAAATTCTGCGTGTTCTAAACACTCGCTGCATAAGTCTGTTTCATTCCATTGTGACGCTCCACAACAATCACTTTCTAAATTCATATCTTATTGTCTATGGTTTCTATTAAGTGCCTAAGGTCTGAGCGTTCCCAAGTTCCCAAGTCTAAACCATTTATTAAAAATTTATAATAGTCTTTTTGATCTGTTTTTCTTATTTCTATATTTATATACATATTAATCTAGTTTAGTAAACTCTGTGGTTTGGTTTTTATTGTGTTCATCTTTGTTTGTAAAGTAGCTATCCACTAATGCGTCAATCATTACAAGCTCATCAATAGAAGCCGTTTTAATCTTGTGTATTAAGCTATCTATTTTATTTAATACATTGGTACACATTTCAGGGTTATTGCCGTAAACGGTGTTGAACCCTTCTTGATATATTCCTTCCAATAGTTTTGATGTTTTATTCACTTGCAGCTTTACGTTTTGTTTGAATCCTACGCTGCCTTTTAGTTCGTCGTTTGCTTCTAGTAGTAATTGACTAATCAATACGCATTTTAAATAGTTCAAATGCCTTGGTGTGATTTGATCCTCTGGTTCATCGTGAACCCCCCTGACTTGTTCTTGATGTTCTAGTTCTTTTTGTTCCATTTGTTTATAGTATTCTATTTGTTCTTTTCGATCCATTGTTGTTGTTGTTCTCTCATATATTCTATCTCACGTCTTAGGTAGTCGGCTGCTTTTTCTAAGTCTTGCAGTTCTGTACCTTTGTTTGGCGCACGTGTGATGTATTTGATTATATTCCCTCTATTAAAGTTGAGGTTGTAATCCTTTATAAAGTCGATTACATCATAGCCTTTGCCGTTTTCGTAATGTAAATACGTTGCTCTCATATTATTTTTTATAAAAATGTTTTAATTCAACTTCCATTAAAGGCTTAAATTTTGATATTGATGTTGCTGACGGGTGTTCAAGTTTAGCTAATCTCCCATATACTGTAAATAAATAATCCATAGCTTTATAATCTTTAAACGCTTTTGAAAATCCTATGTTAATCATTTCCC